TAACTAAGCAACAACTTAAATTAACTGAAAAAAAAGTATCATTAAAGGATAGCATTATTAAACAATATGTAATTAAAGATAGTGTTTATCAAGAAATGTTACGTAATGAAGAGTTGAGATTTGATGCCCAAAGTGAATTAGTTTACGATTTACAAAATCAAAACAAAAAATTAGCTAGAAGGAGTAAAAATACAAAAATAGTTTCTACTATTATTACTCTTGGAATGACATTACTTACTATTATCAAATAAAAAAAATGAAAGCACAAATTAATGAAATTAAAAGAATGCAGCAACTAGCTGGCATATTAAAAGAAAATGAAGGTGATAATATTTTAGAAGAAGGAGATAAAAAGATAGGAGATGCTCTTATAAGAATCCTTACAACAGATGAAAACCCTGAACTTGTTTTTGATAAATTTAAAAAATATCAAAAATCTGGGATTTCTTCAGTTCGTGGAGGTTTAGGAGCTGATAGGTTTAAACTAGAAAGCCTTGATCTAGCAATTCAGGACATGTCAGGACCTGGAGAATATCCCATACATCCAAATGACCAAGGTCAATGGGAATATAGTAAAGAATATGATGAAAGATTTAGAACTCATTTTTATGATTTTATTAGTCGAATGAAAAAACAAACTGATCCAAAATCTAATAACAGTCAAGAAATAACATTAGATAATATTAAAAAATTTCAACAAAGTCTAAGAGCAGCTAAATTACTTAGAGAGCCTAAATAATAATTCCTTGCACACCCATGCACCCCTCCTATAATAGTATTATAGGATCGACCCCAACGTAAGTTGGGGTTTCTTTTTGTATATTTATATATATGAGTCAAGTAAATATAAAAGAAATAATTAAACAAGAGTATATCAAATGCGCGACTTCGCCAACACACTTTTTTCGCAAATACTGTTATATTAATCACCCAACTAAAGGGAGGGTATTATTCCATTTATATCCCTTTCAGGAAGAAGTATTAAATGATTTTAGAAATAATCGTTTCTGTATCATTAATAAATCAAGACAGTTAGGTATATCAACATTAGTTGCTGGTTTTTCTTTGTGGATGATGATATTCAACAAAGATAAAACCATACTTTGTATAGCAACTAAACAAGAAACAGCACGAGGAATGGTAGAAAAAGTACAATTCATGTATGATAATCTACCTAGTTGGTTAAAAGGTAATCAAAAACCATTATCAAATAACAAACTATCATTCCAACTAGCTAATAATTCACGTATAGTGGCCACTTCAGCTGCATCAGACGCAGGTCGATCCTACGCAGTATCTTTGCTACTAATGGATGAGGCCGCGTTTATTGAGGGTGTTGATAAAATATATACGAGTATTAAACCAACAATTGCAACTGGTGGTGGAGCTATCGCATTATCTTCCCCAAATGGTGTAGGTAACTGGTTTCACAGAATGTATTCTGAGGCTGAAATAGGCAAAAATGACTTTAAAGCTATCAGATTACCCTGGAATCTCCACCCAGATAGAGATGCAAATTGGGAAGAAAGAGAACGAGCAAATATGTCAACTCGAGAATTCGCTCAAGAGTATGACTGTGACTTCTTAGGTTCTGGTAATTCGGTAGTTGAACCTGATTTATTATCATTTTATGAACAAACTTATATTCAAGAACCTATCGAACGTCGTTTCATGGGTGGTGATTTTTGGATTTGGCAGTATCCTGATTATAATAAGTCTTATATTGTATGTGCTGATGTTGCTCGCGGAGATGGTAGCGACTACTCTGCTTTCCATGTTATCGATGCAACAACGTGTGAACAAGTGGCTGAATATAAATCGCAAATAGATACTAGAACATATGGAAATATGCTAGTATCAGTTGCTGCTGAATACAATAATGCTTTACTTGTGGTTGAAAATGCAAACGTAGGTTGGGATGTAGTTAATACAATTATAGAAAAAAATTATCCTAAATTATATTATTCACCACGTACTTATGGCGAAGTAAATATTGATAAATGGATGGCTAAAATGGATTCTGAACAAACAGTTCCTGGTTTTACTACATCAACAAAAACAAGACCACTTGTTATCTCAAAAATGGAGTCGTATATTAGAGAGAAGGCTTTTATATTTCGTTCAAAACGTTTATTAGAAGAATTGCGTGTATTCATTTGGCAAAATGGTAAAGCACAAGCACAAAATGGATACAATGATGACTTAGTAATGTCATTAGGTATTGGGCTATTCACACGTGATACAGCAATGAAATTCTATGAACAAGGAATAGATATAAATAGAGCCATGATATCTAATATAACTAGAGTAGGATATCAAGAAATGGGCCCAATGATGCCTAATGGTATGCAAAACCCATATATTATCCCTAATGGACATGGGGACTTTGAAGACATGTCATGGGTATTAAGATAATAAATATTTATACATATAAATAAAACATAAATGGCAGAAAACCAACAACCAGGTTTATTTAGTAGGCTTACACGTCTGTTTAGTACAGATGTAATCATCAGAAATGTTGGTGGAAATAAATTAAAAACAATAGACGTTGATAAAATACAAGCTTATGGCAATGTAAAAACTAACGCTCTTATAGATAGATTTACCAAACTTCATCGTTATGGTGCTAATATGCCCTATAATCCAACGATGAACTACCAAACACTCCGTATTCAATTATACACTGATTACGAAGCAATGGATACAGAATCAATCATTGCCTCTACCCTTGACATCATTTCAGATGAGTCTACTTTAAAAAACGAAGCTGGAGAAGTATTACAAATACAAAGTGCAGACGAAAATATTCAACGTATTTTATACAATCTATTTTATGACATATTAAATATTGAATTTAATTTATGGTTGTGGATTAGAAATATGTGTAAATATGGTGATTTTTATTTACATCTTGAAATAGCAGATAAATTTGGTGTATATAATGTAACACCATTATCTGTTTACGATATGATTCGTGAAGAAGGACAAGATCCCCATCATCCATCTCGTGTTCGTTTTAGAATTGATCCTACTGTTCTTACAGGTGGTGGATATATGTCGCGTGACAAGGATAAAGAGGGTAAAATCATGTTTGAAAACTATGAAGTAGCCCACTTTAGACTATTAACTGATGCTAACTACCTTCCATATGGTAGATCCTACATAGAACCCGCTCGTAAAACATATAAGCAATATGTGTTAATGAAAGATGCGATGTTATTACATCGTATTACCCGTGCCCCAGAAAAACGCGTATTTACAATTAATGTTGGTAATATACCACCACATGAAGTTGATGGATATATGCAGAAGGTGATGCAAAAAATGAAAAAAACACCTTATATTGATCAACAAACTGGTGAATATAATCTTAAGTATAATGTACAAAACATGATGGAAGATTTTTATCTTCCAACTCGTGGTAATGATACAACAACTAAGATAGATACCGTTAAAGGTCTTGAATATAATGCAATTGAAGACGTAGTATTTTTACGTGATGAGATGTTAGCTGCACTTAAAGTACCTAAAGCGTTCTTTGGATTTGAAGCTGATTTGGAAGGTAAAGCTACGTTAGCAGCTGAAGATATTCGTTTCGCTCGTACAGTAGAACGTATTCAACGTATAGCACTGTCTGAATTATATAAAATAGCATTAGTACATTTATATGTTCAAGGATATGATGGTGAATCATTATCAAACTTTGAATTAAACTTAACTACTCCGTCTGTTGTTTATGAACAAGAGAAAGTAGCATTATGGAAAGAAAAAGTTGATTTAGCTAAGTCAATCCAAGATACCAACCTATTACCCTCAGATTGGATTTACCATCAAGTATTCCAATTTAGCGAAGATCAATATGATGAATATCGTGATCTTGTAGTTGAAGACAAGAAACGCGTATTCCGTTTAGCCCAAATTGAGAATGAAGGCAACGACCCAGCAAAAACTGGTAGATCGTTTGGTACACCACATGATTTAGCAGCATTATATGGTAAGGGTAGAGCAGGAATGAATGATAATGGTCCTGTTCCTGCAGGATATGATGAGAAAAAACCTGGTCGTCCTAAAGAAAGAACATCAATTGTTAATACACAAGATGATCCATTAGGCAAAGATCGATTAGGTAGAGCTGGTGCTAACACATTATCCACTCCTAACGAAACTGGTGAAGGAACACCAAAAGGTGGTTCACTACTTGCACTAGCTGAATTAAAAAGAAATAAATCACTGCTTGAAAGTATCAATGTAGAACGTAAAAAACTAGTATTTGATGAACAGGAATCATCACTATTAGATGAAAGAAATATCAAAGATATATAATAATTAAATATTTATTAGTAGTGCATACTATCTATCATGAAAATTAAACACAGCAAATTTAAAAATACGGGTATATTATTTGAACTATTGGTTCGCCAAATAGCATCTGACACCGTATCTAATAAAGATTCTTCCGCTATTGGTTTAGTTAAAAAATACTTTGGTAAATCTGAATTAGCCAAGGAATATAAACTATATCAAGCACTTATTTCTCCTAAATCATTGAGTGAAGCTAAAGCCGAAACATTTATTAACTCAACGTTAGAAGCTTCTTTGCGTTTGAATAAAACAACTTTACGTAAAGAAAAATACAACTTAATTAAGGAAATTCGTGATCATTATGATATTGAGGAATTTTTTAAGGCAAAAATCAGCCACTATAAAGAATATGCTGCTGCCTTTAATTTAATTGAAACACATAATTCATTAGAATTTACAGATCCTCAGCATATTATCGATAATAAAATTACTTTATTAGAACATATTACTCGTAAAGAAGTTGATAAAGATGGTGTTAAGGATCGTGTAATGGAAGAATTTAATAAAATGGATACTGGATCACGTATATTAGCATATCGCATGTTGTTGGAAAAATTCAATAACAAATATTCTACTTTATCTGATCGTCAAAAACTAATACTAAAAGAATTTATTAATAACATTACTAACACAACTAAATTACGTGATTTTGTTAATAAAAACTTCAATATAATTAATGAAGAAATTACCAAGCTAATACCTACAGTGTCTGACAAAACAACTCAGATTAAGTTAGCTGAAATAATTACTTTATTAAAACCATTAGATAAAACACAAAATGTAAAAGATGAAAATGTTGTTTCGCTTTTACAATATTATCAATTAATTGAAGAATTAAAAGCTGTTAAATAGTGGATTTAAAAGAATATATAAAATCCCTAATACGTAAACAGCTAGAAGAAATGTCTACAACAGCTGGTGTTGGGGGATATTCTACACCATTTGCTTTTTCTCCAAATAAAGTTCTTAGAAACGCAGCAACAAAATATGCTATGAAAATGGGGTGGAAATTAGCTAAAAAACCAACAACATCTAAAATAGTTGATTATAAAAAAATATTTGAAATGAACGAAGCTAAGCCAATGATGAAACCAAAAAATGGCGGTCGAAGATTTATTATTATGCCTTTTTTTGAGTTACCTGATGATATGTTTAAACCATATAAAATTAAAGAAGGTGAAACAATAAGACTGTTTAAAATAGTAACAAGTCAAAATACAGGGGAAAAAGTATTACTTATCCATGATCTTGCTAGAATTGCCTTAGAATCTATAGAAAGAGGTAGGACTAGTTTTGAAAAAGAACAAAGACTTCCAATAGTAACTCAAATTATAAAAGAAAAAATTCCTGGGAATATTAGAGGAATTATAAAAAAAGCTGTAACTGGCTTAAAAACTCTTGAAAATGGGTATGCTCCTGTTCCTATTGAAATAACTAATAAAACGTCATCTGCTGTTAAATATAATTTAATACAATTAAAAGAAAAAGGAATTTCTTTATTAAAAAAACTTAAAGAAAATCCAAAACTTGCTGAACCTTTAGGTGAAGCTTTTTCAAAAGTATTAATATACTTATACAAAAATAGAGAAAATCAATTATCTGTTGAAGACATAGCCGATTCAGTTGGTATAGCTCCTATAGCCGCTTCTAGAATTGCTAATCAAATGCAAAAAGAAGATATTATTACTATGACTGAACCTAAATCAGGAGGATCATCATCTGACAAATGGTATATACTTAACCCAGCAGCTAACCCAGAAGATGCTATTAAACAAGATTTGCAAACTAAATTATACGAAAATATAAAAAATATTGTTGATCAAGAATTACTTAACGAAGTAACATATTCTAAATTTAAAAAAGAAGTAAAGCACAGAACTAAATCTGAGCAATTGCATAAAGCAATTCGTGAAGTAAAGCGCAAATTGCAAGAAATTGATCGTATTGTTGAATATACTTCTCGTATGAAACAAGAATTGAGTGAAGATGAAGGTGGAATTTTATATTGGAAAGCAACCCAAAATAACATTGGCAAAATTTCTGAAATGGTAAGTCATTTAAATAATAAAATTAAAAATTTGCATCAATAATGGCAAAAGGATCTAAAGGCGGAGATGCCCGTAAAATATCGTTTGGTAAACGCAAAAAAGGTAAAGCAAAAAAATCATTTAATAAACACGATCGCTCTGAAAAAAATTATCGCGGACAAGGAAAATAAATAACTATGAAAAGTATAGCAAACCAATATAAAGATTTAAAAGAAGGCAAAATGACACAGTCAAATTTTATGCGTAATTTACGCATGAGTATGCCTCAATATATTACTAACGTAACCTCATTTAAGGATGCTGTTCGCATTCTTAAAAATAAGTCTATACTAACAGAGATGTATGATGGACCTTCTGAACCTATGGGAGATGAAGCATATGGAGACTATCGTACAAAGGTAAGTGAAGAATTAGAAACCATCGCTATAGAAGAGTATAATTTAGATGCAGCAGAAATTGAACAAATGTTTGAGAGTGAATGGCATAGTGGAATAAATGATGAAGATATAGAAAAAGCATTTGATGAAGGTATTGAAGCAAGCGTTATGGCTGACAGAATTATTGAGAAATATATCAATATGGATGATAGTATGTTTGATGATACGATTCAAAGATTAAAAGACGAAGAAAGCGGCAAATATACTACTGGTGACCAATATAGAGATGATATTACAGAAGCTAAAAAGAAAAAAGTTAAAGAACCAAAACAATCACTCCATCCAAATCAAATTCACCCAAGTGAATTAAGAATGGGTATTAGGGTAGAAATGGAACACACAGATGATCCTAAAAAAGCAGAAAAAATTGCTTTAGATCATTTAGCAGAAAACCCATACTACTACACAGCACTTAAACTCTCAGGAATTGAATCACCTTCAGCTCCTAAAGCTAAAGCACCAGTTGCTGCCAAAAAAATTAAGAAAAAAGACGCAACTGAAATGACTGACCCAGTTAATCAAATGCAAAAAGTTAAACTAAAAGAAACATTAGAAAGACTTATACGTGAAGAATTAAGAAAATTCTAAATATGAAATCATTACTGATAGACCATACTCCATTTCAACAAGCAAACCTTACCTTATTAGAAGGTAAAGGTAATAAAGATGGCTTAGTTACTCTTGTAGGTAAACTACAAGAAGCTGAGCAAAAAAATGGTAATGGTCGTGTGTATCCTTACACAATTCTTGCAAGAGAAGTTGAAAAATATGTAGATGGTCCTGTTAAAACACGCACTGCTTTAGGAGAACTCGACCATCCTGAAGCATCTGTTGTAAATTTAGCAAATACTTCTCACATCATTACAAAAGTATGGTGGAAAGGAAATGATTTAATGGGACAATTGCAACTACTACCTACACCTGCTGGTAACATTGCTAAAGCATTAGTAATGGCTGGTATTCCACTCGGAATATCTTCACGCGGTATGGGTAGTGTTAAACAACTTGGTGAAACAGTTGAAGTACAAGATGATTTTGAACTATTATGCTGGGATTTAGTATCAGTACCTTCAACACCAATGGCATATATGAAATTAGCTGAATCAAAGAAATTTGATTCTACAAAAGATTATAGTAAAGTAAATAGTTTAATAACTGAGATTATTTGTAACCAAACAGGAGTTTGTCCTATTTGTTAATATTTATACGTAAACATTTATCAAAAAAAATAAAATGGCACAATTAATAAATGAAGCAAAAAGAATGCAATTCTTAGCAGGATTGATTACTGAATCTCAATTAAATGAAGAAAAAACATTAACCCCAGAAGAACAAGAATTAATAGATGCTGTTCTTAAAGATACAGGTGCTAATACAACTAGTGTTAATGAAGGAAAAATTGATTTAAATAAAATACTTGCTAGGGTTAAATTATTAGCTAATAAAGGTCTTCTTACAGCAGCAATGGCAAGTACAATTTTAGCATCATGTGGTACTGCTGGTAGTTCTAATGATATGTTTAAACGTGAACTTGAAAATGCAAAAAAAGTACAAGATTTAGGACAAGTACAACAAGCTAAAATAGATAGTGTAACAAACTCTATGACTACTGGACAATATAAATAATAAATAAAATGCCACAGTTAATACAAGAAGCAAAAAGATTACAAGAATTAGCAGGAATTCCCACTCCAGCTGCTGATACTAATCAAGAAGATACATCTGATGAAAAAAGATTAGGAAGAATTGTAGCAAGTATTTCTACATTAATAGCTGCATTAGGAGGTATTGATAACCCTATGGAATTAGACGGATTATTTAGAGAAATTTTAAAACATACTAAGTTAAAGGAAATTCCAAAAACGGTAGTTATGCAAAAATTAAAAGCTACTTTAGATCAAACATCTCCTAATTCTTCTACTATTACTACTAAATCTGCTACTGATAAAACTACCTAGTAAACAAGGATAATGATTAAATTATTAGATTTAATTAAAGAAATTGCAACTACTCCATACTCATTAGGACCAGCTAAGGAAAAAAAAGATACTAGGTTTAATTTTTCTAATTATATAGATTATAATTTTACAACTGATGCCGATAGGGAATATTATATTAGATTTGATTCTAAATGGGTAGGAAGAGACAAACCAGCTGATCAAAAATATAATTGGGAAACACATCTTACATTTTTCCCTACAGGAGTTAAAACTAGTGACGATACTGAAGTTGGTGGAGAAAACTTTGGAAAAATTTTAGCCACTGTCATAGCAGCTCTAAAAAAATATATAGAGGATTATAAACCAGAATATGTTTATTGGAAAGGTATAATTGGTAAGGACGAAGCTAAACCTTCTAATGAAGATTCTACAAAAAGACAAAGAATTTACAATACTCTTATGGATAGAGCATCTCAAAGTATTCCCGGATATACTTCTATAAAAGGTTCTAAACAATCAGGACTACTATATAAAGATGATATTCCTATAAAAGATACTAATTCTTTATTTAAATATCCTGAAGAACCTACCATCCACAATAAGGATGATGCTGAAAAAAAAGTTTCTAGATTTAATCTCTCTAGATCAAAATAAAATTAATATATATTATATAATTTAAAATAATTCATGGTTTTTACTAATTATATATATTTATGGGCATCCTACAATAGGTTGCCCATTCTTATGCAACCTCGGGTATTATTAAACCCCACATTAAGATTCCCAATAATCTTATTTCCGTAATTAAATTTAAGGAGAAACAATTTATGTCAAACAAAGACTTATTCAAAGAGGCTATCGCCGACGCTAAAGCTGTCCGCGAAGCTGCGTTAGCAAACGCAAAAGTCGCTCTTGAAGAAGCTTTAGCTCCAAAACTCCAATCTATGTTATCTGCAAAGTTACAAGAAATGGAAAATGATGAGGAAGCTAAAGATCTTGAAGAAGTAGATTTATTCCACAATTCTGACCAATCAGATTTAGGCCGAAAAGACGCTAGAATGCGTGGTCAAATGTCTGAAAGTGAAGAAGAATTAGAAGAAGATTTCGATCTATCTGAAATTTTAGCTGAATTGGAAGCTGATGAGCTTGCTGAAGCTAAAAAGAAAGAAAAAGAAAAGAAAGAAAAAGAAAACCTTGACGAAGCCGAAGAAGGCGAAGAAGAGGAAGAAAAAGAAGAGGAAGAAGCTGAAGAAGAAGGTGATATGGAAGAACCTGAAATGGATGCTGAACCTGCAGAAGACAGCGGTGAAAAACTTACCGATCTAACTGTTGATGAACTCAAAGACATTATCAAAGACATTATCTCAGCTGAAATGGGCGGTGCCAATATGGGCAGTGGTGATGAAATCGCTGTAGATGAAATGTATGATGATTCATACAATGAAGATGGTGGAGATGATAGTTTTATGGAAGAAGATATTGATTTAGAAGAATTATTAGCTGAACTCGACGCACTTGATGAAGGTGATGATGATCTTTATGAAATCAAGAGAAAAGAAAAAGCTGAAAAAGACAAAAAGAAAAAAAACGACGAGGAAATAAAAGAAGCAATTGCTACTATCAATACTCTTCGCTCTGAACTTAACGAAGTAAATCTTCTTAACGCTAAACTTCTTTACGTAAACAAGATCTTCAAAGCTAGAAACTTAAATGAATCACAAAAACTCAAAGTAATTGCTCAATTCGACAAAGCAACTACTACGAAAGAAGCTAAGACAATTTTTGAATCAATGAGCACTGCTATTGCAGCTACTTCTTCTGTTAAGAAGGGTGCGCTTAAAGAATCAATTGGATTTGCTTCAAAAGCTGCTGGTGTAGCTCCTAAGAAAAACATTGTTGAGGTTGACGAAACAATGTCTAGGTGGCAAATGCTAGCTGGTATTAAGAAATTTTAATTTAAAAACAAAACCCAAATTTAAATCGTTTAAAAATGAACGTACAACAATTACTCGAATCATCTAACCAATATAAAGTGGTGATGGATGATGCAAAAAAGTTGTCAAGCAAGTGGGCTAAATCCGGCCTTTTGGAAGGAATTAACAACACTACTGACAGAAATACAATGGCAATGTTGCTTGAGAATCAAGCAAAACAATTAGTAACCGAAGCTAATACAACTGGTGGTACTAACAGTATGTCTGGTGGTGGATATAACAGTGAGAACTGGGCTGGTGTTGCTCTTCCACTTGTTCGCCGTGTATTTGGTGAAATCGCAGCTAAAGAATTCGTTAGTGTACAACCAATGAACTTACCTTCTGGTCTTGTATTCTATCTTGATTTCAAATATGCTAACTCTATTGCTCCTTTCCGCTCTGGTGATTCTCTCTACAGTGCTGATCCAAGCAACAATGTAACTGATTTCGCTAATACTCAATCACTTTATGGTGCTGGTCGTTTTGGATATTCTATTAACCAATACACTGCTTCTATTACAAATGCTGGAACTGGATCTGCAGCATGGGTTGATTTTAGCTTTGATTCTGCTTATTCTGCATCTGCTGCTGCTGGTTCTTGGAAAAAGATTTTAGTTCCATTACCTAGCAATTATGATACAAACGCAGTTCGTGGATTTGTAATTTCTTCTGGTTCAGCAATTCTCGCTACAGATGTTTTACAAGCGTTTACTACTGTAACTAATAACACTGCTTCTTTCATTGTTACTGGTTCTAAAGTTGCTGCTAACATGTCTCCAACTGCTGCTACTGTAACATTATTCTATGATGTTCAAAATACTCCTGAAAGTCGTGGTGATTTCGAAGATGGTAAAGCTAAAACAAATGCTCCTACCACTATCGATATTCCTTCTATCGACGTTCAGTTAAAATCTGAAGCCATCGTTGCTAAAACTCGTAAGTTGAAAGCACAATGGACTCCAGAATTCGCTCAGGATTTGAATGCTTATCATTCAATTGATGCTGAAGCTGAATTGACTGGTATCCTTTCTCAATACATTTCTATGGAGATCGATCTCGAACTTCTTGATATGTTAATTCAGAACGCTTACACCAAAGATTACTGGAGTGCAGTAAATAACGTAACTATTGATTCTTCTGGTAATGTAAATCCTGCTGCTTTAGCTAGTGGATATTACAATACTCAAGGTGGTTGGTTCCAAACTCTTGGTACTAAACTTCAGAAAGTATCTAATATTATCCATCAGTTAAGCCTTCGCGGTGGCGCTAACTTCCTCGTAACTTCTCCTTCTGTTGCAACTATCCTTGAATCTATTCCTGGATTTGCTGCTGACGGTGATGGTGAGAAAATGGAATTCAACTTCGGTATTCAGAAGATTGGTTCATTGAACAGCCGTTACAAAGTTTACAAAAACCCTTACATGACTGAGAACGTGATCCTTATGGGTTACAAAGGTGCTCAGTTCCTTGAGTGTGGTGCTGTATTCGCTCCGTATGTTCCATTGATCATGACTCCACTTCTTTACGATCCAAACACTTTCACACCAAGGAAAGGTTTGATGACTCGTTACGCTAAGAAGATGATTCGTCCTGACTACTATGGTAAAGTATATGTTTCTGGTTTGAATACTCTTTAATCCAATCCATATAATCTAACCCCGTAAGGTTAGTTAAAGAGCCCAGGTGTTTACCTGGGCTTCTTTTTTTATATTTATATACACATGAACATTAAAATTGACATACTTAATGAAATAACATGGCCTCAATTTAGACAATTGAGAGAAGTTCAAAATTTATCTGAACGTGATAAGGTAAAGCAATATAATTTTTATTTAAATCAATTAAACACAGCAAGATTTCACCATTGGTATTCGCACCAACCAAAAGGACCTAGAAGAGAGATACGCATAACCGGAGTATTATTGCAAGAAGATTTATTTGATTTGTTACAAGAAGATGGATCTCAAATTTATATAACAAGTGAAGTAATAATTTAAAATAACCTATGCCAAATTTACCAATTTCACAATTACCATCATCTGATGCTTTAACTGGAGCTGAATTATTTGTTGATGTTCAAGAAGGAATAACAAAACACACAACTTTAAATAATATATATGGGTTTATAACAGGATCTACCCCAGGTATTGGAGGTTCTGGTTTAGGTTGGGCTCGTTATGATGATACTCAATACACTACATCTTCTTTTTTTACAATTACTAATGGTTCTACAGTTGTATTGCCTAACAATGCTAATACTGCTATTGAAACTTATATAAATTCGTCTAAAACATTTTATAATAGTAGTACTCAAAAAGTTCAAATGGAAAATGAAGGAGACGTTTATTCTATGATTGTAA